TGCTGGCTTGCGTCAAACGACGACGCATCTGCTTCGACATGAGAAGCAACGGAGTTGCACCTTGAGCATCAACTTCGTCAATCAACTCATCTAGAGCGCCAAGCGACAGGCCGTCGCCACCGTTGTCGAGAGCCTGGCTAGTAGAGCCAGCCGTGCCGCAGCGCTTCTCTAGGCCGTCGAATTCAAGGCCATTAGAAGTGGCTTCAGAGCCTTTAATAAATACACGCTCAAAGGCCATACGCATTGCGCGGATCTTTGATTGAACCTGGAACGAACGAGCCTCAGGACCTTGTGTTTCTATAATTGCACGGTCAACGCTGACGTCACCGCCCCAGTATTTGAGGGCTTCAGACTGTTGACTGGTCTGGCCGTACTCTTCTGTTAGGCCAGCATTCAAGTGGCGGAAACCTACTCCTCCCAGCGACTCTTCGCGACGGAAGTGTATGCCAGAGCCGGAAATATTTTTAAACGGAAGAGCAGAAAGCAGATCGCCTTCTGTGAGCTCCTTGATGACGGCCAAGGTCTCTGCATTTGGTGCAGACTTAGAGGCCTCCAGTAGCGTGAGTGCCATTAGATTTACCTAGAAAATGTGAAAAGAAAGGGTTCGATTTGGCTGCCTAACAGCCTCTCGCTGCCCGCAAACCTCCGCGCACCCCTCTGGAATCACTCCTTCATGGTGGCTTCTATATCTGATTGTTCCTAATTGCATAAAAAAGACCCTGCCGTAGCAGGGCATTTGAAGTGAATGTTTTATGGATAGCTATTTTTTAACCTTGAATGCGTGAGCAAATAATTCCTCCTTTGTCATGTTGTGAATGTCTCCACTGTTGCCGATGCGAGTGCCGGGCATTTCCATCAGGCCACTACCGGCTCCGCGCTCTGGCTTGAATGCATAGCCGAGGAACTCGTCAGCCTTAAATTGTTTTAGCCAATCAGAAGGCTCCACCCGTTTGCCGTCTTCGAGGATATAGGCACCAGACTTGTCGACAACTGTGATAGTGCCGTCATCCTCAAGGCGGATGCTGTCTTGCACTTCTGCGTAGACAGTCGCCGTCCATTTCCCTCCACGACCTCCAGCTGCGGCCAGCGCTTGCTCAAAGGCGTAGCGCTTCTGCAGGTCAAGAACCTGTGTATTAGCCTCCTTCTTAGCCTCCTCGGCTGCATGAAGTTGCTCGGCGTAGTTCTTTTCGATAGAACCGATCTGGTCTTTTAGAGCTGATTCGAGTTCAGCACGCTTGGCAGCTTCGGCCTGAAGCTTGGCGTATTGCTCGGGATCAATTCCCTTGAGCTGGTCGAGTTGAGCCCCCAGTTCCTTGAGCTGCTTCTCGTTACTACGACGCGCTGTGCGTTCTGAACGCAGGGCATTGAGAAGATCGTCTACCTGATCTTTCGAAAAGGAATTCTGACCCTCAGGGGCCTCTGCATTTGTAGCCTCAGCTTCTGGGGCTTCCACTTCTCCGCCCGTCACGGGTGGTGTGGCATTTGTGTCTTCAGACATTTGCGCGGACGGGCATCACGCCCGCCGATTAATTGCGCAAAAAGGTTTCCGACCTAAATTTTTCGAGGATAAACAAAGCCGGAGCCAGGTCTTATGGAGCCGGAGACTGTCTGAGTTATCATTTGATTGTTACCAAACATCCCTACATAGGTGTATTCGTCCTTCCCGAAAACCTCATTCTGGGTGGATAAAGGTTCTTCTGGGAGCATCCGCATGTATGATATTTGCTGCACATAAGTTGACCTCCCAGAAAATCCCTTTATATACCCTGCGAAAATAACATCAGGCGGGTTATAATAAAGGTCGACAATATAAGGTTGCATTATTATTTCTGCAACTGGCTGAATATCGGTATCATGTATGGCACCTTCAGAGCCAATTACTGGATATTTTAATGAGCTTACCCATAGTTCATTCGATTCATACTGGCCAGTAACCATCCCGTCATCAAGAAACTCGCCGTATCCAATATCAATAGCAGATATAATCTCAAGCTCGAACTCATTAACCCAAACAACTGGGCTAATCAGATGAGGGAAAGCAGTTGCACCAGCAACTACAGGTTCATAACTGCTTACATGTTCAAGGGTAAAATCAGACATTTAATTTCACGAAGTCTTGACCCAGTAATTGTTGCCTATGCAAACATACTGAGAGCCATCAAAATTAATTGCTGATAGCGGTTGCCCCTCGAAGCCACTTGCCAAAATCGTGTCACCAGCGTGGCCCATATACGCCCCTGCAGTGCTGCGAGTTGCTAAATTACGATGAAACCAATGATTGGTAGTTGTTGATGGTGTTGGCATGAAACTGGCCAAGCTGCCAGAACTTACCCATGGATTTGTATTTGAACTACTTGTGCTTTCCTCCGACCTAACTATAGGGTGACTCGCCCAGTTAGTGGGGCCATAATGCGCCCACCCATAGTTCTCCTCTAGAGGCACATGTGAAACATCATTCATTTCAGCAATGATGCCAGAATTATTGTCATTCCATAATAAATTCCAAGCAAAATAACGGTTGCCTGGTGTATCGCTATACCAGACAAGGCAGTCATTCGAGCCAGCAGCATACTCATAGCTCTGAACTAAATTATCACTGGACGACCAAAAAAACTGATCATCCTCTCTTGCATCGCCTGTGCCATTGTTACTATTAACATTTGATGTCCATCCTCTGAAGGTATAGTAATGAATATAATTATCAAATTTAAAATAAAACCCCATATTCTCACCGTTTGGATCTGTCCCGGCCCTTTCTGGTGGGCCTACTAGTGAGAAATAAGTCCTAAGCGCTGTTGTAGTTCCGCTAATATTTGTAACCCAATCGTCATGGCCACAGTGGTAAACGACATAATCACTGCCACACTTGGTGGCCCAATCCTTTGCATAGGTAGATATGAACGTAGCTACTTCTGTTGATGCATCCAGTGCTGGGGATACATTTTCAGTGGCTAATATATTGTGGAAATAGTAAGCCATTAATTAGGATTATCAGATTCTCTAATAACACAACACGCAGTAGCATACCTCCACTCGTCATCTCCAACCCCTAGAGTTGCTCCCCAACCCCTGCCAGCATTTTTTGTCGTCCCAATCCTGTTTGGCACTGCTCCAACTATTAATGATCTTGTTTCAACAGGATGGCCAGTGATAACCGCGAGGTCATCCATTGGCTCTTTACTTCGCTCATTAAAATAACTATAATTCCCCACGTATGGGGTATCAGTCGCAACACTGCAAACAGCTCTGAGGTATAGATGCGATGCAGTTGAATAACCTGTTGCCCATGTACTGACTAAACTTGTGTCTGGATAATTGCCCGTTCCCCTGACTGTCTGAAATAGCGTATAAGAATAGGTGTACTTGTTATCACTAAAGACTAGCATTCGTTCATCAGGATCAGAGCACCATGTCAAGCTACATTTATAGCCGTCTCCATCAGTTTCATCCCAGGACTGGCCGTAAGATGAATCTGATGAAAAATCTCCATAGCTATTATTACTACTGCTGGGTGTCCAATTATAGAAATTTACTCCATAGAAATTAGCATGCGCCGTGTTTAGTTTATAGTAATAGACCCCATATGTGTATGAACCATCTTCGCCTAATGGTCTTTCAACCCCAAACATCCATCCCTGATCATCATCAGTTTCATCTCTTTGATCTGGATCATAAATTAAACCAATAGATGCATCAGCGGATGTAACAGGTATTGAAAAATCTACCCCCTGTCCCCCAACCTGAGCAATGTCCTCAAATATCAACACATCACCAGTAGCGAAACCATTCCCTTTTTGTGTAATCGTAACGCTATCTACAGCCCCATTAATGATCTCAACAGTTGCCAACATATCGCGGCCTCCATAAACATCATTATCTACATCCCTAACTAATGAAACATTAGTATAAGTGTTGTTAGCATATCCACTGCCCCCATTTATTACGCCAAGGATGGGGTTACAAATATCACCCAGCCAAACTTTAATCCCTTCATCATAATCACCCCAAACCCCGCTGTTATCATCGAGCCCCGTGCCCATAGTAGTTTTCCCCGTCGTATCAATGACGATTCTGGTAACTGGCACGATTCCAACCCTTTAAACGGCCTAGGGTTCCGTCCTGGAGACAGAAATGGTGATGGTTCTAGTCCCCTCATTTACTAAATTAGTAATGCGTCCATAGATCTCTGCCAGAGGCGTGCTTTCGCCATTAAAATATGCTGCTGGAGGAGTCGCTAAGACAATCTCATTCCCTGTTGTTATAAATTCTGCCACTATCCCAGATCCTGGTTCAGGATCCTCAGTCTTGAGCCTACTGCTATCTGCGGTTCTAGCGGCGGTTGACACGTAGAAAACCACCCAAACCGCATCATCAGTTTCTAATTGCATTATCAAGCCGGATCTCCCGGCATTGGTGAGAGTTATATCCTCTGAGGCGTTTTGAGCTAATGTTGCAGTAGTGTGAGTTATAGATCTTCGCCCAGTTCCACTAAGAACAATATCAGCGGGTTGCCATAATTCTGCAGTGTTATTCCATGCCAGGATTTGCCCATCTTCTGGCGTCGTTGTTGCTAGGTCAACATCAGTATGAAGACCTAGAGAATATTTATAAATCATATTTTCACCTTCGATTTCGACATCACAAATCTTTGGTCCGGCTATCCATATTGGCGGCTGCAAAGCCCCATTATCAAGAGCAATCAAAACCTCACCTTCTTCGGCAGTGGTTATTGCGACATCCCATAAATCTAATAAACTCTGCTGGGCGGGCCGGAATGTATTACTGTCGTCATCCCACTGCAGGATGTCGCCATCTGCGAGGGAGACGTCAATAGGCGCCCCTGGCTGCGTGAACTGGACAAACAAATTGCCGCTAAGGGTGGTGGGCAAAGGCGTCACACTCTGCAGCCGGAGATACTCGTTGGCCGCTCCGTCGTTGTTGATGACGAGCGAGGTGTAGGTGGCCTCGGTAAACGAGATGCCGTCGTTCGACCA